TCATTCTTCTATTTTAACCACCCCAGTCCCATCTCCAAGGCAACATCGACATGTCTAACAAGTTTAATAATGGTTCGAATGCTAATACTATCAATGTTAATAATAAAATTTCTATAAATGCTTGTTTCCATAATGGTTGTTTTGACTTCCATTCTTTAAATTTATTTGGTCTTCTTGCACGTTCATATGCTCCTGACTTTTCACCAATAAAATCTGCCCACCATTCATGATCAAGAATATTCTTCAACCAAATCAAAGGTGTTAATAACCATCTAATCCTTCTTTTTCTTCTCATATTCTTTTCTAGTCATCCACTTCTCCTTGCCCCAGCGTTTCAGATCTTTTTGCTTTTTACCTTTCCCACCTTTATATCCTCCACCTGCTTTCTTATATGCAGCTGCAACCATTTGAGCCTTTCTTGCACTCCACTGACCAGGCTTTCCTCCTTTACTTCCTGCTGTAATACGTTTCTTGATTCGTTCACGTAATCCAGGTTTGGTATATTTTGAATCATCTTGTGCCATTAAAATCTATTTTGTATTGGCTCTTTATTAAGAATAACAGGGGGAATTTTATCAGAATAAGATCTTGATACTTCTCTCATGTAATGAGGATTATTCATTTCAAATTTAGGTTCATTTCTACCTATATATGAAACTACAAAGTTACACTTATTGGATTCCTCTTTCTTCTGTGGTAAGAAAGGATCTGCCAGTGCAGCTGTTGTCATCGAATAGTCATTATACATATTCGAATATCTAACAGGAAAACTAGGATAATAACCGGGAACAGAAGCTAATCTCATACTCTCCAGTATAAGAGATATAATTAAACTAAATACTATTTAAAAATGCGAAAACTAATTGATGGATTAGCAATTGCTTCTTTTGTTTTATCACTAACAACTGTAGGTGCAATTGGATTTGGTTATCTAACTCTTACCAATAAGACTAATCAAGAAAAGATAAAAAATTATGCTATTGGTCAAGTTCAAAAATTACTTACTGATCAACTTAGTAAATCAATACCAAGCCTTCCTGATGCTACAGGTGATGTAGTTCCTACTGCTCCTTTACCTACTTTACCTAAATTCTAACCAGCTGCTGGGTCCATCATAGGATTCCAGTTTGCAGCGAGTTTAGAAGTGCCTGAGATACCTGGATATAGATTACCTGGGTTAAATACGTTAGCACCTATTACAGGTCCTTCTGGCTTAGGATTAGGAATGATTGCTGGCTGCATATCAATATTTGCTGCAGTTACTTCTGGAACTGTAGGCTGAAGCTGTTTCATCATCTCAGCTTGTACCATCATCTTCTGTTTTGCTTTGGTTGCTTTATCTAAAGCTTCTTTACGATTATTATCCATCATCATCATTATTTCATTCCTCCCATTCCAAAAGGTACTCTCATCATTCCTACTGGATTACGTGCTCCCAATATTGATTGATGATATGCTGCGAAGTTTTGATCCTGTATTGATTGTGCCAAGCTTGTTCTAGATGGTGTACCTAAACCATGTATAGGTAATGGTGAACCAAATCTAGCTAAGTTTAAATATCCAGCCTGTAAATCTTGTGGCATCTTTACTTGATCAGCAGCCATAGGAGAATCCATTGGATTACCTATTGTCATCTGTTCTGTAGGCATTCTACGATCTGCACTTTCTCCTGTTATTGCTCCTCCACCAAATGCTGTACGTAAGGCTTCACCAGCCATCCTTACTCCTTTACCTATTACTTTTCCCTGTTCCGCAGCCTGCTGCATAGTGTCCGGCATAGGTTTTCTTTCTGGTGCAAACATTCCTGGCATCATTTTATCTACTCAATAAAAAGTATTTACTTCTCCATTTATTTTAAACTGACTTAGCTTATCAATACATAGCGTAAGGTATTCGTGGTGGATTAGGATCTACTAATCCTTTCTTAAATATGTCCCCTGCCATACGCATCTTAGGCATATAAGATCCAATAGTTTCTCCTATCTTTCCTCCTATCATTCCACCTACAGTATCGAGAATAGGTAAAGGTCCATCTAACATTCCTAACAATGCTCCACCAGCTAGACCTCCGGTTATTCCACCTACAGTCGAGCCTACTTGATTATTTCCTGCCATAAAAAAAGGTAGCTATTAACTACCTTTAAGTTTAAGTGTTATAAATCTAAAAAATTATTCCATTACTAACATCTTGTTTCTGAAGATATCAGGTGTTTGCTGTGCCTGATTTAAATATCTCCATGCATTAGCAGGATCTTTATCAGTTAAACTTCCAAAGTTATTCCAGAAGTCACCTGCGTTCTCCTGAGCTTGTGGCTGTGGAGGAACTGGCATTTGAGGACGTGCAAATCTTGGATCTGCTTGTGCCTGTGCTGCTGCAGCTTGCTGCTGTTGTATTGCAGCTGCCTGCTGTTGTGGTGTTATTCCTGGATTTCCTATAACTTGTCCTGCTGGCTCTTCTTCTACTGGATAAGGACCCTGTGGACCAAAGAACTCACATGTGTAATCAGCTAATACATCTGGATCAGTTAAGATCTGCTCATAAGACTGATGTTCTGCCTGTATTTCTTTTAATAATCCTACAGCTTCCTGTAACTGATTATTTGTTGTGATTAGACTGTCTTCGATCTGTACTGCATAGTTATTTAAAACTGCTGGAGCATCTGGACCAAAATGATCAATTACTTCAAGACTTTCTGGACTTACCCCTGCCTCTAGGAGCTGCTGGCTGCTGATTTCCTGCGAAGTTTGGGAAGAGTTGTTGTAATATGCCTGGTTGCTCCCGTTCAAAGGCTGCGATATCTGCTGACCCTGG